AATATAATTATTAATTTTTAATTTTAAATTTTTGTAGTGTTATTAGTAGACCCATTGTGAGTTATTACAGACACTACTATATATATACATATATATCTAACAACAATCCCCAAAGTGACGAAGTTTGTTTGCATCTTCTTTTCTTGGAAAACGTAAGATGAAGACGCGGGAGTTATTGGTGTTACTACTCCTTCTAGGAGCAGCCCCCCTTCTTTGGAAGTCCTCAAAAGAACAGAGGACTGTGATTGATTATGGCAGACTTGCTTTCCAGAAAGCCGACAGCTATGTTCTGGATGATGTGAGCTACCTGACAGTTGTTATCTTTTTAGGTACACTCAACTGTTGGGTTCACCTTCCTGCCATCGTAAGATATAAAGTCAGACAACGAATCAAGAGAGTTTTGACTTGGACCTTGTTCGTAACAACTTTCTTTCCTCTAGCTGTTGTTTACAATGCATACAGCTATTGGAAATTTCAAAGGTTGCGAAATGAGGTATATCAAAGCTCTCCTGACATACAGTCTGAAGAAAAGGAAAAGAAATTAGCACCATACGCACCGGATCCAGAAGCCGAAGATCGAAAGATAAACGGTTTCCTTTATAGACTTCCACAATATAAAGGAATCCCTATCCATCGAGAACGGAATTTGATCCCTCTATCCCTGTTGCCTGGATATGATAGAGTAGAAATTGATCCTGAGGAGGATTATTTTTACGTGCCCTGGTTGCTAAGACATTATGTGCCGAAGGACGATTGTGATAACGTCTTCACCGTATTTCCTAAACCTTCGACACGATTTTGGACGTTCGACATTGAAAAGTTGAACCAGTACATAGAGAGCGAAGAAACTTTTGATACCATCTTAGATTTCCCCTCTGTGTACTCTTCTTTTGACACCGTGCCTCTGGAAGAGATTGAGCCCCCTGTGTTCAAGACCACACCCGTTCACATCTGGTGCAGGAACAATAACTATAAGTATTGCGGCCGTCACCGCGGCTTCAAGTCAATGTGTAGTTATTGTAAGCATGGACAGGAAATGATGCAAGAGGTAGAAATGCTGGTGTTCAAGGAGGGTATCATTACCCAGAGCCACTTCCTTATAACAACATCCCACATGAATGTAAAAGGAAGGTGGTTCCAACTCTCCAAATGTGACATTACTAGCCTCATCGAGTACCCGGACTTATGTATGATAAAACCCCCCACCGACGAGCCGCTCTCTGACATCTCTTACAGAGACGTGCTTCCGCAAACTACTTACGAAGGGTGTGCGGAAGTTCGCCTCAATACAGATGATAGAAAGCTTTTCGTTTTGGCACGCCAAGCTTGGGGTCAAATCTTTGAGTCAAGCGGTATTTTCTACGATAAATCCTATCTCCTAGGGACCATGGAAAAAGAGTTGCAACAAGGTGATTGCGGTTCCCTACTCCAGTCAGAAGGAAAGATCGTAGGCGTTGTGTTCGGTCAGACATCTTATGAAACAGAGAGGAGTAAATCAGATAGAACTGGTTTGGCGTTCCCTCTCTCAATAGAGATAGCTGACGAATTGGCAAGTAGCCCTTTTAGACCAGCTTACTGTGATTATACGGCTAGAATCCCTGAGCATGATAGCATTTTATGGCGAAGGGAATTAACCCCCAGAGAGGAGAAACTCAAGGGAAAGCCAGGTATGATCGCGACAGCAAAAGCTACTATGTCAAGTGTTCAGGAGGTTACCGATGAGGTTAAACAGCAACTGCCCCAGGTTGTTCACTCTGTCAATTCTGTGACACACAAGCTTAACACAGTATTTGACAAGTCTCGCAGAGTCTTAATATCCCCCTTCTCTATTATGTTTCAGTTGAGCGCTTTGCTAGCATCTTCTTGCTTTGAAGCGTTTTTGAAGAACATCATAATATTGATGGGGTTATTGGGATTCGAAGACACCATGTGGCGTAAGCTGTTGAAACGAACTATGACATCTCTCAATCAGGAAGGATTCTCAGAATTTTGGACAGACATAATCCCTTTGTTCGAAACGTTGAACGCTTTCCTCCCCGGTACATCCTTTACAAAGAGTATCATACACGCTAGTGCTTATATCAAAGCTATATCTTTTCTGGAAGAGCATATAGCCAAGATTTTGCATAAGTATGGTATTTGGCGTAAGCAAAAATATGCGATTGTGGAACTCGCGGAAAAGATCCTCGAATTTATTGCAGATCACACTGTTGACTGGAATAATTGGAGGACCAACGCCCCCGTGAAGTTAGTTCCATGGTTGCATGTTTTTGAAAGGATTATCGTGGATTTAAGATTCATCCAGACGTTCGCTCTATCAAAGGGACGAGACAATCCATCAAAGGAGTTCGTATCTCAGAAGTTGCTCCAAAGTAATATTGACGGTATCAACAAACTAATTGATGCTGTTAATCAGTCAAGAGCGCAAGGAGTTCCTCGAGCTACGCCTGTAGCTTGTTTGATCTATGGTCAGTCACACATTGGTAAATCCACCATCACTGATGATGTGACTACTATGGTGAAGAACGAAGTTTTTAGGCAGTTAGCTTTGAAGGTGTATGCGAAAGAGCAGAAATGGGTGATGAAAGATTGGTGCAACGAAATGTGCGATGGAAAGCACAACTCAAAGACATTTCCATCTCATGAACCCCGAAAGTTACCTACTAATTTCAAACCGGAAGCCTACAGTACAAAGGTGTACGCCGAATTTCCTTGGGCAGCTAGCTTCGTACTCTCAAACGTGTGGTCTAAGAACATCGCAGATGAGTACGACACCGGCTACGCTGGTCAGGAATTGGCCAAAGTGGAAGAAGCTTTTCAGGACACTAGTCAAAAAGAGCACCCAGTTTGGTTGACTTGGATATCAGGAGTGCCATACGGTCATAATATGGCATCTCTTGATACTAAAGGCATACCAGACCGAACTCGTTTTATTGTAGCAACCAGCAATACCTGCGTCCCTAACGCGAGTGCTACAATTTACGACGCGAGTGCTTTGATCAACAGATTTTTCCAATGGAACCCGGAAAATATGTTGGGAGGAAAGAAATATCCCGACTTGGTTGATGGAAAAAGAGTGTACACTCACTTGAAGGGTGACCTTACTTACAAAGGAGCAACTGTCAAGAGAGACGCCATTCTATCCGACGTCATTAAGTGTGTATCACTCCAGATTATCATCAACCAAGATTTTACCACCACCAGAGCCGAAGATGACATAGCTATTCCACAGGTTGATTGTTATCCAGATTTCCGGGCGGAACTTGCCGAAATGGTAAAGATGACGCCCGAAAACTTGGATAGAATCAGGAAGTTCAAAGGAAAGATGTCAAACCTTAAGGACAAAGTGTTCTCCATGTTTGAAGACAGCAGGAAACAGAAATCTCCCCCAAAAGAACCACCGACTGTGAGATTCGACGCGAAGAAGTCTTCTCTAGAGATTTTTAAAGAACAATTGATATCGGAACGTGAGTTGAAAGAAGGGTTGAGACACTTAGACGAAAGTGATGCAGACGTAGAAGTCGCTACAGATGCCCTTGTTACAGACCACGTTGAACGGAAGTTCCAGTTGTTTTCAGGAGATGAAGAGTGTGCTGAACACAGAATCAACGCAGTAGCCTTACAGTTCGACAACATCTCTTCCGATTTCCAAACGGAAGAGAAGTTTATGTTGGATTTGCAAGAGTTATTGGTTGACGAAGAGACATTAACTTGCGAGTTGATGGGCAGACGCTTCATGATTTCCCATAGCACTGGGGCTTGGTACTGGATAGATGAAAAAGAAAGAGGTTGGAACTTATTTCTTAGTCATCTGTCTGGCGGTCGTGCGATCATTGTTCAAACCTGTATGACCATTCGGGCCAAGATCAAGAAACAAAGCCCGTTGGTAAAGACCATCTTCGCCATAATTGTGTTGACATTGGTATTCCTTAGTATTAAGTTTCTTATGCCTGAACGTGTTAAAGCCAAGGTAGGTTACAGGTGTAGGCCTAGAACTGAGATGACCAAAGATCTGAACATAGCAGTCGCCAACTGGTACGCCTGCCGGAGGAGTCGTCTAGCGCAAAGGAAGCTTGCTAGTGCAGCCCCGCAGCGTCCAGACTGTGTAGGCTCTTGCGTGTTGTGCGAAAGAGTTTACCAGTTTGCCGCAGCCTATAGTTCAGAGGAAAAAGAGATTGACTTCTTCTATTGGTATTTGAGCACGTTTACCACTGATGATCTGATCAACAAGGATTCGATGAAATTTCCACACATCGGTATCCACATCCCCACCGCGGAAGAATTGTTGGCAGAGAATTATATGTGCGAAGTGCGTGATCGGTACCAGCAACCCGAACATACGGAGAATAGAGGAAGTGGGCCTAAGCATCAGCGATTTGACTACTTCCAACAGCAACGTGGAAGTGGTCCGAGACATCAGCGTAACGACTATTTTAGCCAGCAGAGACATAGCGGTCCTCGGAATTACCATCGAGACTTGTTCGCACAACAATCGAACAAGTTCGGTAGTGACGAAGATCGTTACACCTTCAGTGATTATAACCCAAGGGTTTCCACTACGAACAGAATGGAAGCTTTGGCTTATAATCTTGATTATGTTGGCTCTAGACGTTACGAGTACGCTGAGTTTAGCCCTAAGGAAAGAAGTGTGCTTGATAGGATTGCCAAAATGGGTTCAGAGCATAACGAGCTGAAAGATGATGTGTATGCTCAGATCATGCGACTAACCTACGTTCCCCCCATGCTACCAATGATGGAACTAGGTGAGTACTACTTTTATCTTTTCCGCATGGATAGAGAGAAAAGTGGAGATGAGCAGTGTGAAGGATTTGCTAATTTGACAGCCAATTATGCCACCACCAAACAAGAGTGCAAGAATCTCCTGAGGGATTTGTGTGAGCTTGATCAGTGTGATAGTTGTTACGCATTATTCGAGGATACCCCTTGCGGGTACTCTAGTTTACGAGCTAGAGCGAAGCGACAATGGACAACATCCATACCACAAGGTTTGCACTTCCCAGGCCATTCGTTCACTGGTCCCGGCACCAACAATATAGCCGCGATGACCGCCTTCCGTGAACCTACCGACCATCTTGATGCCATTAGCAGAGCACATGATGTTGACGGACCTGTTTTCGACAACAATCATATAGCTTCTTTTTCTAATGCTATCACCAAGGAAGGTTTGTTTGCGAAGTTCAAGAAAGTGTTCAGTTCTGGCCCAGCTAAGATCACCACCGATCCCTCAGTTAAGCATAAGGAGGAAGCAGTCGCAGATGATGGAGGTATCCAGCTGGCCAAGTCTTTCCAAAACAACATGGTCCAAGTCCGATCTACTGGTATGTACCAACAGACCGTTCATGGTGTCGCATCAGGTTTAAAGGTTTACACTGTCGCTCACATCGTAGAGGAAGAAGATGATGTAGAGGTGTACAAGCAGAATGGAAACGATTGGGAGTTTCTGTGTAAACCTTCCTGGTACCGACACCCGGATTCGGAGATAGACATGGCCATTTTGATTTTGCCTAAGACTGTGGCACCGTTCAAAAACATAGATAAGTTTATCCCAACACAGGAAGACGTTAGTGAGGTTTTGGCGACTCAGTCAATAGTTCAATACCTACCCATGGCTGGGTTACTCTTCCTTGGAGGAAAATCTCAAGACTTCATCACATCAACATCTGAGTCCACTGGCCTCAAACGCACTAATCTCATCAAGGTTTTGGCGCCCAAAGCAGCTGGCATTCCATCCCGTCCAGGAGATTGTGGTGGCTTTATGTTGGCTCTCAACACTAGGTTGAAGAGAAAGTTCATAGGTTTGCATATAGGTTCAGTCCACTCTGGTGTTGTTCTTAGCGTAGCCATAACGCAAGAGCGCATAAAAGAATGTCTGCATATGCACCGAGATCAAGGCGCGCGCGAAAGGATAGATGATTTTAAGATTTTGACAGAAGACGAAACTAAGATGGTTCCTGATCATTTAGGTTCCGTTTGCAAGTCAACTATAAAATCAGCACCTCAACCGCGCTCTCGACTTAGGAAGTCTATATTCCATTCTAGGTTTATAGACTTGGCCAAAGAACCCTCAGCTCTCACCCCCCGAAGATCCGCCCATACTAAACCCAACAAAAAGGGTAAGGATGATCTTATGGTAGGGAATATCGAGCCCTGGTTTGAATCTCAACCAACCTTGAGTTATTCTCACAAACAGATTCTCAAGAAAGTCACGAAAGATTGGATGAAATCGATGCCAAAACCTAGCGCGACAGTGCCAGTGTTCAACGAGCGTGAAGTCCTAAACGGAAAGGGGATGGTACCAGGTACCAATTTCTCTGCCTCCGCGGGAATCATGTGGAAAGGTGCGAAGAAGGATTTTGTGCGTATGAATGCGATGGGGTACTACGAATTTAACGACGAAAAGAAGACCAAAGAGCTGAAGGCTTACCTTGACCAGAAAGAAAAGGATGCCTTGAAGGGAAAAGAGCATTTGGAAATCAGCTCTGTTCATCTTAAAGACGAAGTACGCCCTGTTGTAGATGGAAATGTGAAGAAGACCCGTATGTTTGTATGTAATTCTTTCTCTGCTTATTTGCATGAAAAGAAGTTTTTGGGACCATTTCTCAACTACTTCTATGAGAACGGAAGGAAATTGTACCATGGAGTTGGTATAGATCCATTATCCTGCAGATGGGGTGAAATGATGTCTTACCTAAGTGGAATAGGTGACAACTTCTTCGACGGTGACTTCAAGAACTTCGATAGATACCAATCTAAAGAATTTTTGAATGCAGCGTGGGACATCATAGAATCCTGGACGATGGAAAATGTGAGGTATACCAACCGAACTGGTTTAAGGAACGTTCTAAGAGGGTGTAGAGATCAGTTTGTTAATTCAACACATTATTATGATGGAGACATTTTTGATACTGATCATGGTAACCCTTCAGGTCACACCCTAACAACAGTCATCAACTGTTTAGTGAACGTTCTTTACCACAAGTTCCTGTTCGCCGTTCTTACCGAAACCGACCCGGTAAAGCACAATATGCAGAAGAATTTCGACAAACATGTTCGTATGGTTGTGTTCGGAGATGACGTTTTAGTGTCAGTGTCAGACGAGATGAAGGAAGTGTTCAACCTTAAGACTCTTAGTGACTCTTTCAAGCAGTTAGGTCAAACTTACACCCCAGGCAACAAAACCGGCGAGTATTACACCACTCAGCCGTTGATTGGTAGTACTTTCCTCAAAAGAACTACCAGAAAAACTGGACTCATGTACGAAGCGGCTCTAGAATGGGATTCTATCATTACCCCATTCAAGTGGACTACGTTATTGGAGTCTGATGTTCAAGGATATCAGTCTCTAATTACGGAGTCACTCATCGAAGCTTCTTTACATGGTCCTAATAGATACCACTCCCTAATTGAAGCAATAAAACCAGTTGCCTTGAATAGGGGTTTCAGCTTGCTAACATTCAAAGAAGCTAGGCAAGCATTCAGGAAACATTACTTTAATGTAAAGAGTCAGTATGTGTTTTAGGTTTAATCGAATGAAAACGTAAGAAGATAGTCTAGTTGTATATCTTGGCAGACCCTCGTGAGTTAGTGCAGTATACAAACAATCCTTACCAACGTTCACAAAACCTGTTACTACAATCGCAGCCAGTAATCCGCAGATTTGAAGGATGGAAGTAGGAACCTACGATGGCGCGGTTTCAAAGCCGTTTGTGAGTCAGAGCATCGGCTCGTCGAAACCTGTGGTTGACAGTAACTTCGCTTTACCAGCTTTGCGTGGACAACACTCAACGCACACACTGGTCACACCAGATGGTTCGGACGCGGTGATAACGATCGGGAAAACTATTCCCCAGCCTAAGCAAGGGCCTCCACTTAGAACAGACTCTAACGAGCTCCAGTTCAAGTGGCAGCACTTGAAGACTGCTACGTTGTCATCGACGACCGCCCTGGTGGTGTCAGCGAATCAGTTCGAACACATGTTTAAATCTCTCATAACACCACTATATCACTACGTCACAGGAGGTTGGCTAGTGAAGTTCGTCGTGCAGTGTATTCAAGGAGAAGAATTGGAACTCATCTTCAACTACCATATGCCTGGAGATGAACCAAAGTCTGAAATGGAAGGAGGAATGTCGCGCTTGAAGTGGATGCCTCATCTAAAGAAACAGATGATACTGTACATCCCAGATGTATCACCCTACAACTTCCCCACAGCGCAGTACTTCCCGGACATTAGGATCGAAACTGGTAGGTACAAGCTCCTGTTTTTACAGACGAAACTACCAGCGATCGAAATGTTCATCGCTCCCGCATCAGACGCGAGATTCCATCTTCTTGCTATGTCCCCATACTCCCCAGCCGGTAGTGTGTTCCACCAGATGGTGAGAGTTTCAGATGGAAGTTCCGTGTCCCTCAAAGCAGCTGAAGGTGCCGAAATCAAGGTTAGCGCCGTGCATTTCGGTTTCTTTCCAGCAGCTGAGAGTTGGACAGACGCCATATCATTGGATGCTGTAAGTGGTCAACACCGTTACAGACTTCTTTACAAATCCGATGGTGGGCTGGAAATAACCAGTCAGGAAGAATCTCTCGACCCAGGGTCGTACCTTTTGACCATCTTACCACAGGTGACCCTAGCTGGACAGAAAGGTCAAGCGGAGATCAGATTCATCAGCGACTCAGCTTTTGAATTGGAGGTGGTGACTCGCAAGGAGCGAGAACTCAAAGAAGCAAAAAGGGAACGGGAACCCCTGCTCGTCGGAGAAACGCAAGTGCCTCATTGGCAAAAGCGTGTGACTGAAACCCCAGGCAACTGGGTGGAGATCAAACGCATCGTCATCAACGAAGCGACTCCCATCACAAACATCCTCGTAGGAGCAGCTATTTTCCGTAGGCTGAGAACCGGTAAGCACATGTGGCAATCACGTCTCTTCTCCGGAGTCATGAGATGCAGGTTGTCAGTCGTTGGAGTGACGGCGTGCTTTCGAGTTTACGCCATTACCACCCCCCCAGATGTGGTATTCTCCACGAATGACAAGCAGCTCATCCAAAGAGCCACTCTTGCCGGTGCAGTATCCCTGGACAAGGACACAGCCACCCGAGAATTTGATGTTCAGAATCTCACCAACTGCAACTTCATTGACCTTGAAGAGGACATGGCCAACATTCTTCTCATTCCAGACACAGCCGCTTTTCGGCAATCATTCCCCGAGACGCTCCCCCCGGAGTTGTCAGTGGAGGTGTGCCTGGATGGTATGATCGGCTACTTAACTGGTCACGACGACCCTCCTGCTAGATCAAAGAGAGATAAGAAGCTCATGCCCACAGGACGTCTATTCTCACAGGCGCTCGAAGGTGTGAAACAGCAGGCAGTCGAGTCAATCCAAGAATCTGCGTCGGCAGTCAACAACAATGTCGACACTGGAGATCAGGTAATCTCATCTGCGATGGAGGCAGGACGTGATGTACTGCACTTCGATCGAGCGGTTGAAAACGCTCAGGAGTTAGCCGAAGGAGCAGCTGGATCAGTAGCTAGCGTCTTCGGAGGAGGATCCGAGATCGGAGCCGTGCAAGAAGTGACAGCAGAAGATGCCCAAACCAATGTCATCTCAGAAGAAAGTGAAGTGGTGCAGACCGAGTTGGCAGTCATTAACAAGACTATTGAATCCAATCGCATGACAACCGCCTCGATGGGTTCAACAGAACTTAGCAATGACTTTGTCTGGAAGAAGCATAGGACTATTAGGTTTGTAGAACCGAGCCAATACGCTGCTTACAGGAAGATCTTCGACGGAAAGAAAACAAGCGATAGGTCGTACAAAGAAGTGTTCACCATTGGTGACATCGCTCTAATTGACTTCCTACCGTTTGCTTCGAATTTCGCAGGAGATCTCTCGAAGAATGCAGGCGTCTCCAATCGTTTGACGCACTTCTTCTCGGGTTATCCAGCCATAAAGATAATACCGAGAGCATTCAGTGGCACGGGCATGGCCCAGTTCTGGACACCTAATACTGCTATCAAAGAGGAAGTAGTATCTTCACAGGACAACTACACCAAATATGACATTCTCGACAAGGAAATCGTCCTCCCCTCGTGTTGGATGATCAAGCCCCAAAGAGCAGTACCGGACGTACTGCTAGAATCTGGCTGTGTTGCTATAAGAGCCGACACCCCCATGGTGATTGTAATTCAGAAGAATTACTCCTCGATGTACGTCGCAGGAGTGGTCACTCGCAATCAGTTGTGGGATCTCGATGACTTCCATAGCATCGACCCAGCCTAAATACCTAACATTGAAACGTTAGATGCCTCGAAAGAGATGCCCGGATAGCCGGATGCCGCGAAAGCGATGAGTAGAATAATGTAGACCTTATAACCATTCTTACCATATATAACCATACATAATCCTTATTTTAAGCTACCATATATAACCATATATAGCCATGCGTATTTGAAACAATCATTATGTAACCTTATAATTTTTAGAATTAAGTTATCAATCAACATATATCCTATTATCCTTAGCTGATTTTATTAGTATTGTAAGATGAAAACTCTGACAAGTAAAAATACAAAAACACTAATAAAACCCGTGATTCAGGCCCTCATATATAAGGGTCGGGGTACGCTATATAGTGCCCCCATAATATTATATAGATCA